CTGGGCTCCATGTACGAAGCTCGGTGTCGCGCGGAGTTCCTTGAATTGATTGGACTTTGAGAATGGGAAGGAACAGGAGCGGCCTGCGACCTGCGGGCGAAGCTGAATGGATGCCCTCTCCTGGCACCAAGGCGTGGGAACGGCAGCCGTGCGACACCGAGAGGTCCTATGCGGCTTTCGTGGCCTATCGCGACCTCGGGCCGAGTCATCGGTCGTTGACGAAAGTGCCAGCCCTTCTTGGCAAAGACCAAAGATATCGGGGAACTATCGAGCAATGGTCAAGGCTGCATTACTGGCGCAAGCGCGTGGCCGCTTTCGACGCGCACAACGATGAGCTGAATCTGGCCGAGCAACAAGAGGCTAGGAGGGCCGCGTCGCGCGATATGGTCGAGCGCCATCTGAAGCTCTCGACTCACCTTCAGCGACTCGCCTCCATTGAGCTGATGCGCTGGATCCACAAGGTCGGTGGAGACACGGACAACCCCGACCTCCGAGCGGAGCCCGTTCTCATTCCCCTTCACATCCAGAATCTGCTCGACTACGCAATCAAGCTTGAACGCTTGAACAGAAACGAACCAGAGTCCATAACGGAGAACAGGGAAAAGGGCTTGACGCAAGAGGAGTTGGAGGCTCGCATCCAGCACCTTCTCAAGACGAGGCCAAATGAGTAGCGTGGCGTTCGAGCAAACTCGAGAGCTGTACGAGCTCCTGGACCGACAGGTCAAGGCGCGCGCGCGGATCAGCATGCTCGACTTCGCTGTCTACACCCGACCGCATTATCAGCCGAATTGGCATCACCGGCTGCTATGCGAGCTGCTTGACCAGTTCGCCCAGCGCGTTATCAAGCGGCTCATGGTCTTCATGCCTCCCCGCCACGGCAAGAGCGAGCTGGTCTCGCGCTGCCTCCCCGCCTACCTCCTCGGGCGGGACCCCGACTGCAGCATCATTGCCACCTCGTACTCGTCGAGCCTCGCATCTCGCATGAACCGCGACGTTCAGCGCATCATGGATACCGAGGCCTATCAGGAGGTGTTCCCGGGTACGTCGCTGAACAGCAAGAACGTGGTGACGGTGGCCCAGGGGACGTGGTTGCGCAACGCGTCGACTTTCGAGGTCGTGGGCCGTCGCGGCTCGTACCGTAGCGCTGGGGTCGGGGGCGGGATCATGGGTATGGGGGCCGACTTCGGCATCATTGATGACCCCATCAAGAACCAGGACGATGCCTACTCAACGGTGTGGCGAGACAAGGTGTGGGATTGGTACATCTCGACGCTCTATACCCGGCTTGAGGGCGAGCGCGCCTGCATCCTGGTGACGCTGACCCGATGGCACGACGACGACCTGGCTGGCAGGCTGTTGAAGCAGATGGCCGAGGACCCGGCCTCAGATCAATGGCATGTGATCTCGCTCCCAGCGGTCTGCGAGCCGAATGGCGACCCGCGCGACCCTCGCGACGTGGGAGAGGCCCTATGGCCTGACAAGTTCCCGCTTGAGATTCTAGAAAAGAACAAGGCCAACGGCAGCTACTTTTGGAACGCGCTGTTTCAGCAACGCCCGGCCCCGCCAGAGGGGAGCATTGTGCAGCGTAGCTGGGTGAGGCGCTATAGACACCTCCCCGAGGGATGCGACAACTGGCTACAATCGTGGGACCTGACGTTCAAAGAAACACGGAAGGGCAGCTACGTCTGCGGTCAAATCTGGTGCCGCAAGGGAGCCGATTTCTACCTGGTCGACCAGCACCGCGAGCGAATGGACTTCCCCAAGACCCTCGCGACAATCCGAAAGATGGCTGACCGCTACCCGCAATGCACAGCCGTCCTCGTCGAGGACAAGGCGAACGGCCCCGCAGTCATCTCCTCGCTCAAGGCTGAAATCTCGGGTCTCATAGCGGTTCAAGTCGAGGGCTCCAAGGAGGCTCGATTGCATTCAGTCTCCCCTCTCATTGAGGCGGGCAACGTCCTCATCCCGGACGAGCGGTGGGCCGATGACCTTGTTGACGAGCTGATTTCCTTCCCGAACTCAGCATTCAACGACCAAGTAGATACGCTATCCCAGGCCCTGAGCCGCTACAAGCGACGCCCCGATTACTCCAAGCTGCAGCTGAATCTCGACGTCGGCGCGCAGACCAACCCGTGGAGCATGTAACATGGTCGCTCATGTCAACAATACCGTAAACTTCGACGTGCCGGACGAGGAGATGGACCCGCAGGCCATTCTAGGCACTACGGGGCTGAAGCAGTTTGGCGGCTATATCAACGAAGAATTCCTTGCGCGGCTCCGTGGGATGCAGGGGATTCGCTACTACCGCGAGATGATAGACAACTCACCTATCATTGCGGCCGCGTTGAACGTCATTGAGATGCTGATCCGCCAGGTCGAATGGCGCGTTGAGCCCGCTAATGAGTCCGACGCGGCCAAAGACGAGGCCGAGGAGACAGAGGGCGCGTTGGAGGACATGAGCCATACTTTCGAGGACTTCATCTCGGAGGCTCTGTCAATGCTCTGGGCGGGGTTCGCGCCCTTCGAGATCGTCTACAAGCTGCGCAAAGGCGAAACGGACGACCCCACCACCAACAGCCAATACAACGATGGAAAGTGGGGTTGGCGCAAGTTTGAGATTCGGGGCCAGGAGACACTGCAACGCTGGGAGTACGATACCGAGGGAGGGCTGCTAGGTTGGACGCAGAACGACCCCTCGGCGTTCAACAAAGGAAACATCTTCATCCCGATGGAGAAGGCCTTGCTATTCCGCACCAAGGTCTTCAAGGGCAACCCCGAGGGCAAGTCCCTGCTGCGGCCCGCTGTCATACCCTACCACTACCTCAAGCGGATTCAGCAGTTCGAGGCAACAGGCATCGAGCGCGACTTGACAGGCATGCCTATCATGGAGGTCCCGCCAGAGCTGTTGCTGACTGACGCGCGGCCGGGCGACGTGGCTGTGCGCCAATACCTCGAGCGCTTCGTCACTCAGGTGCGCGTGGACGAACGCTGGGGAGGACTCGTCCCGTCTGAGATGACAGCCGAGGGGAAGCCGTCGCAGTTCAAGTTCAAGCTGATGACCACGGGCGGCCGTCGCATGATAGACACCAACAGCATCGTGAAGCGCTACGAGACGCGAATGCTGATGCTGTTCCTAGCTCAATTCCTGGTCATGGGCATGGACAAGGTTGGAAGCCTCGCGCTGTCCTCGAACATGACTGACCTCTTCGGGACGTCGCTAGGCACCATCATGGACGTCATAGCGTCCGTCTTCAATCGCTTCGCGATACGGAGACGCCAAGCTCTCAATGGCAAGCCTGTGGAGCTGGATCCGTATCTCGTCCATGGAGATATCGAGGGGCCTGATCTCGACCTCGTGGCCAAATACGTTCAAGCCCTCGCAGCCAGTGGCAATCTCACTCCGAGCAAACCCCTTGAGCGCAAGCTGCTTGAGATGGCAAGCCTGCCTCAGCCCCCAGAGGATCAAGATGCGCTTCCCTTCCCCGAAGGCGATCCCGCTGCGTTACCTGGTTCTGGATCGCTTGCAGGCGACCATGGCCTACTCAGCCGTGACCAGGTCGCTACAGTACTCACGGTTGCGGCTGCTCTCAAAAGCGGACAGGTCGATAGACCGGCTGCCATTGCCCTCCTCGCTTCGGCATTGGCTGTTGAGGAGGCTGATGCTCAACGCTTCCTACCGCAAGAGCAGGCTCCTGAACCTCAAGCGAAGCCGCCCGGAGAACCCGCTACTGGAGAGCCTGACGCTAGGGACGAACGTGATTCCGATGAAGACGAGGACGAGGACGACGGGGACGAGGACGACGGGGACGAGGACGACGTAGACGACGATACTGAGCCCGGTGATGAGCGAGGAGTTGAAGGCTAAACAACGAGCAACGCGGGCTTCGACAAGGTGACCATTGAGTAGCTCATTCAAGCTTTAGGAGGACGACAATGTCTTGGGAAAACAGAGTCGGACGCGCGGGAGCAGGCCAGGTGATGGACGCTGCGATAATCGCGCAAGACAGCCCCGCTATAGGCGATGATATGGACGTCCAGGACCTCGACTTCGTGTCCTTTGCGTTTACCCATGTCCGGGTCGCTGCAACGTCGGTCGAATGGTGGTACGAGGGCACCTTGGACGGGACCGCATGGCATCGCCTCCCCGTCAATCCCGACACAAGCTCTCCACCGAATATCGACCAGGCAAAGGGCGAGAAGTCGCGCGCCTGGGTGCTGGGCGAGGAGCAATGGATAGACCCTAACGTCAATGTGACCGGGCTCAAGGGGATACGGCCGGTTGTCGACTCGACGGCGGGGACCACCGACACCATGACCATCTACGCGTACGGCGAGGGCCGCAAGAGCCGCTGATGCTGATCAAGGTCCAAAAAGCTGCGAAGCGCAAGCCGCGTCGCCCTCCTGGCAACAGGACGGACTCGCCTGAGATTCGGGCCGCTGCGTCAATCCTCTCTCGCAACGAGACGCGGTTTTCGCGCGCCTTCCTAAAGGCCATGCGGGCGCTGTACGCTAGCGACGAGATGAAGGGGCTAAAGAAGGCCATCTCCTCGGGACAGACGAGCATCGAGGCTATTTTGGACGCCATGCCGTGGTTCAATGAGGCGGACCCCGAGTCGGTCGTGCTTTGGACCCGCCTGATGGCCAGTGTCGAGCGAGCCTACATAGCCACTATCGAAGATTCTGGGCAATACACAGCGCGGCACTACGGCTTTCCAATGAAGTTCAAGGTGACGAAAGCCGAGTTGGCCGTCGATATCGTCGTTCCCATCAACCCTCACTCTATCAAATGGGTCAATAGCAAATCTCTGAGCCTTATCAAGGACATCAGCGATGGTCAGCGCAACAAGCTGCGCGCCTTGCTCGCGCGAAACTTCGAGCGTGGGGTCCGACCCGAGGCCATAATCGAGGAGATCGAGGCCGTCGTCGGGCTCACCGAGACGCAGGCTGGATGGGTAGTCGCAAGGCGCGACCTCGCCATTGCGCGTGGGATCCCTGAAGCGCAGGCGAAGGCCAATGCAAAGGACTTCGCTCAACAGCTCCTGACCCGCCGTGCGCAAACCATCGCCCGAACCGAGACCGTTGACGCGCACACCAAGGGCCTTGAGGACTCGTGGCAGTTGGCCAAGGAAGGGGGCTTCATGCCTCCAGGAACGGAGAAGGTTTGGCAGGCCATGATGGACGACCGCACGAGCGAAATCTGCGAGGAGCTCGACGGTGAAGCGGTCCCAATAGATCAGCCGTTTGTGAGCAATATCGTGGGCGACGTTATGCGGCCGCCCGCCCACCCAAACTGTCGCTCGACCATGACGCTGCGATTCCCGTAGGAGATTGGACATGCCACTCATCGAAGCTTGCAGCCTGACCTCGTTTGATCAGAATCTTCGCACTGAGATCCGAGCTGGAAAGTCGCCTGAGCAGGCCGCTGCAATCGCACGAGACATTCTTGAGCGAGCGTGTCAGCGGGAAGGCAAGCCGATCCCGACGCGGGCTCAGAAGGCCGCTCCCAAGAAGACCAAGAAGAAGACGCGCGAGTACCTCGAAGCGGCTTTGGCGCAGGCTCGCAAGATGCTCCCCGGATGGATGTACTCGGTAATCCATCAAGCCGCGTTGCCGTCGTCGGGAGGTCGTGCCAATGCGAACCGTCGACTGTCGGCCATCGAGAAAGCGTGGGTCGAGAAGGGCTCCTGTGCCGGCATGTCCAACGGAGAGCTGAAGTCTGCGCTCTACAAGCTCAACAAGGCCTTCGCTGCTGCGAAGCGACAAGGGACCGACGTCAAGCCCGTTCTAGCGCGCGGCTCCGAGATGGTCGACGAGATGCGCAAGCGCAGCCTTGCGACACCGGGCGACCTAGCAAAGGCGTGTCAGAACGAAGCCAAAAAGGGCTACAAGGACAAGACCAAGAAGGGCTTCCTGTGCGGCTGCTCCGAGGGAGGGGCGCACGCTCACGCGCTGAACAGGCACGCAGGCCAGACAGGCCTAGACGGCGCGCACGGTCACGCCTTCGTACTCCCCGGGGAGGGGTTGCTCGTCTACACGGCCGAGGACGGGATGCACGCCCACGAGCTTGTTGACGGTAAAACGAAGACCGATGGTAAGCACGCACACCACGTCTACCTACCAAGCGGTAGGGAGCTTGAGACGGCGCTCGACGGGCAGCACGCTCACGGCTTGATGTGGGACACCACGACGTTCGCCGCAATGCACACTCACGAGCTGACGATGCCGGACGGGACCGTGCTCACGTCGCTCACCGTGGAGGAGTTGGTTGCGCTACTCGGAGTGCCCGAGGTCACCCCTGGCCTGATGCCTCCCGCGAGCTATATCACCTCGGCGATGCAGCGCAGCGAGGCCTTGCAGCGCGAGCTAGAGCTTCGGGACACGATGCCGTTGCCCGAGGCCGTCGAGATGACCGTCAAGGGGGAGGAGCTGCCCGGCCTGCCCGCCGAAGTATGGGAGGTGAGGGACGTCCACGCAGACAAGCTCGAAATCTCGCTCATGGACGGTACCACGATGACCGTCGAGAAGGCCGCAATCGAGGTCATGCCTGGCGACGTGGTCGACGTGGTGAACGGCTGCGTGGTAGGTTTTTCGACTGCGGCCGTCGCCGACGACGGGGACACCATCGCGGTCAAGCGTGTGTACGCCGACGAGGTCTGCAAGGCCGTCAACGCAATCCCGTTTGAAGGCCCCGAGGACGCGAAACTCGTCTTTGTCGGTTCGGCCCCGAGTGGGCTTGAGGCCGCTCGCCGAGCGCCGCTGATAGGGCCTGATAGTGAGATTTTCGAGAAGCTCTATTTGGCTCCCCTTGGCCTAACTCGCAAAGACGTGGGCATCGGCTTCGCCCGACCCGTTGAAACGAGCCAGCAGGCGATTGCGGAGCTCTGGGAGCCATGGTTGGATAGGTCGCTCGCACGCTTTCCACAGGCCAAAGTCCTCGCACTAGGCAAGGTTGCCAAGGACGTGCTTGGCGACCGTGCGTCTATCATGGTTCCCCACCCTTCAGCCGTGCGCCGATTTGGACACAGTGGCGAGGTGACGCGAAAGCTTCGTGCCGTGGCGAAAAGCCTTGACATCCCGTTTGATTCGATTAAGGCTAGAATGGAAACCCGTCCCAAGAGCCGGCCGAGTCAAGGCACGTCCGGGACGACCCTCGCTGAGCCCACAAGCGAGCTGCGGATGGACCCGTCAATTTGTTGCCGGGTAGTGAAAGCGGCTCCTGCTAAGCAGATCGTGTATGGTGTCGTTCTCGACCCCTACTCCGTTGACCTGCAGAACGAGTGGGTCCCGCCGGCAACGATTGAAGACAGCGCCCACGAGTTTGTGGCCAAGTCGCGCGTCATAGGCCGAGGACACAGTACGAAGGCCGACGCAGTCCTTGTAGAGAGCTGGGTAGAGGTCTACCCATCTCAGAAGGACAGGGAAGCTGCGTTAGAGAACCTTCCGCACCGCGTCTTTCGCAGAGCCTTCGGCGACGACTTCATTCACTCGGGCTCATGGGTGGCTGGCGTCAGGTTGAGCGATGAGCTTTGGGAGCAGTACAAACGGGGAGAGCTTGGCGCGTTCAGCGTCGGCGGGTTCTCGTTCAAAACCAAGGTCTCTACCGACGCAATGCCAGACGTCGAGTTCATTGATCTGGAGCCCTCCGCGTAGTCAACCCGGTGAAACGAGGACCGTATGCCTCAAACCGTAACCATGCTGGGATCGTTGTATACGGCCGAGCTCAGCCTCGTCAGACGCGGCGCGAACGCTCGCCGCTTTGCCGTCACCAAGGGGATGGACATGGATTTCAACGAAGTCATGCAGACAGTTCTGGCTACCGAGGCCGAGGGAGAGAAGACCCTCGTGCAGACCTTGAAAACAGCTGGTCTTGAGGACGACGCGGTGCAAGTCGCGGTCGCCCAATACAGGCTGCAGCACGGGTTCAAGGACAAGGTGACCAAGGAGGCTTTCGCCGAGGTCGCGAAGGCCGCGGGGTACGATGCCCCGAAGAAGGCCGAACCAGTGAAGAAGAGCGAACCCGATAGGTCGACGAAGCCGGCCGGCATGCCGCCCGAGATGGAGGCGGTTTGGAAGGCTCAGCAGACCGCAATCGACAAGGCCAATGAGCGGGCCGACAAGGTCGAAGCTGAATTGGAGGCAGTGCGCAAGTCGGCGCTCCGCAAGGACTACGTGGCCAAGTGCGAGCGCGAGTTCGCCCACGTTCCAGGCATGACGGCAGAGCAGATGGCAGACATGCTTATGCAGGCCCATTCAGTGTCCAAAGAATTCGGCGAGTCGCTAGAAAAGCAATGGGCCGAAACAGCCCAGGTCGTCAAGAAGTCCGCTCTCCTGGGATCTGCGGGCTCGCGCGGCCAGTCTCAGGGCGGAAGTGCTTGGGACAAGATGCAAGGCCTCGCAAAGGAGCTGGTGCAGAAGTCCGCTGGCGAGCTAAGCGAAGCCAAGGCACTGGACACCATCATGCAGCAACGTCCTGACCTGTACCAGGAGTACTTGGGAGACAACCCCGCGCAGCTCGGCAACCGCGGAGCGTAGCGCAGCTCGACGAGCTTCGAACCCCAGGACGCGTGAGCGCGTCGGGACCTTTCTTTTAGCCTCAAAGGAGCCTTTCTATGTCGTGGGAAAAAGTAGGACCTACGCTTCCGGGGATGGTCGCCGGCGCAGACCTGTCAGCGAGCCAGCACCTCTTCGTCGTGGTCAATGCAAGTGGCAAGGCCGTTGTGGCCGGGGCAGGCGTCGCGATTGATGGGGTGTTGCAGAACAACCCGGCAGCCGATCAAGCCGCCACGGTGTGGGGCCTTGGATCTGTTTCCAAGGTCGTTGCGGGCGCAGCCGTCGCAGCTGGTGCGCTCGTCACGCCAAACGCCTCGGGGCAAGCCATCACAGCGGTCAGCGGGAACTACATCGCAGGCCGCGCGCTGAACGCCGCGACGGGAGCCGGGCAGAAGGTCTCCGTCTGGCTCACGCAACCTGGACGCGTAGCATAGCGGCTCCATCAGGAGCCTTTGGGGAAACCCTTGGGGAGCCCTCGGGGGCCCTTGGACAGAACTAGGAACTGAGAGGAGCACGCAATGCCTCAGCCAACCGCATCAGACATCCATGTAAACGCGCCGCTGACGAGTATCAGCATCGCGTTCTTGCAGGACCAGCGAGAATTCATCGCTGACCAGGTGTTCCCGATGGTACCCGTCCAGAAACAGAGCGACAGGTACTACGTGTATGACAAGGACGCATGGTTTCGGACCGACGCACAGGTCCGTGCTCCATCGTCCGAGTCAGCCGGGAGCGGCTTCACGGTCGACAATACGCCGACCTACTACTGCCCGGTTCGGGCGTTCCACAAGGACGTAGACGACCAGATTCGGGCCAACGCGGACCCTGTCATCAACCTTGACCGCGACGCCACCGAGTTCGTGACTCGCGACCTCATGCTTCGGAAGGAGCTTGACTGGGCTGCAAAGTACTTCACGACGGGCGTGTGGACGGGCTCTTCTACCGGGACCGACGTCACCCCTTCCACCTTGTGGGACGCCTCGGGGTCGACTCCAATCGAAGACATGCGAGCGGAGCTGATCGCCACGAAGCAGAAGACAGGTTTCAGGGCCAATGTGGTGTGCATGGGCGAAGAGGTTTGGAACGTCCTGCAGGACCACCCCGACTTCCTCGACCGCATCAAGTACACTCAGCGGGCCATCGTGACCGTCGACCTGCTCGCGGGTGTGCTAGGGGTCGACAAGGTGGTCATCGGTGGTGCGGTGCAAAACACGGCCAACGAAGGCGCGGCAGAGAACCTGCAATTCATCTTCGGCAAGAACGTGCTGTTGGTGTACGCGGCTCCCCGACCGAGCCTCATGCTCCCGTCTGGCGGCTACACGTTCGCCTGGACGGGCCTTTTCGGCTCCAATGCAGCCGGTGGGCGCATGCTACGCTTCAGGATGGAGCACCTCAAATCCGACCGGGTTGAGGGCGAGATGGCCTATGACCAAAAGGTCGTCGCTGCAGAGTGCGGGGCCTTTATGTCGGGCGTCATTTCCTAGGCGCACGCTACCTCCTGGTAGGCGGCCCGCGTTCACCCCGAGTGACGCGGGCCGTCTCAGGGCGTCCAGAAAGGAATCGGATCATGTCCTATATTGCGTTGCGCAGCCTGAAGGTGCAGAAGGCCGACG